GCCTGAGTGAGCAGACGGTTGCCCCAAGCGAGCTCAGCGGATGTCAGGTCGCGCTGCAGTAATGCGGCCACGTCATCAGTTGTGGCGAAATTTGCGAGTGACATTCGCTGAGCTCCTTGAAACTTTGTTTACTTGGTTGCAGTCTTAGAAGACTTCTCGACAACAGCGTTGCCGAATTCGTCGGTTGGAACACCGAAAAGACCTGGGTTCTTAGCCTCGGCCTCGGTAGCGTCGATGACGCTCCAACCTGCAGGGATTGGCCAGCCGTCCTCAATCGAGTTCACGCCTACGCCGTTAGAAATGTAAAGAGCCATCACGGTTCCTTTTCTTGCTTTGGTTGAGTGTCGCGTGAGAGCGCCGGGGTTAGCGACGCTCTCACGCAACGTCTAGTCAATGACTAGGAGAGGACAACAACGGCCTTCTCGTCACGGAGCTTGGCAACACCGTAGAGAACGTCCACGGTGACCTGAACGCCGAGGTTGGCTGCGTTGTAAGCGGTTGTGACGCGAAGCGACAGACCCGAAACTGGGTCCTGAACAACAGCAGTCTGAGCACCCGAACCGGCAGGAGCGTCAGGCAGACCACGCATGGCCAGGATGATTGCACCAGGGTTGAAAGCGAGGTTCTTGGTGCTGTTAGGGGTACCAGCAACAACAGGAACGAGCTGCGAAACGTAAACGTCGAAGCCGTAAAGACGACCAATCGAACCCTCCTGAGGAGCCTGAGCCTGAGCAAAGGCGAAGAAGGTCTGAAGAGTGCTGTCGCCGAGGATTGCAATCTCGTCCTTGGTCGAAACAACAAGGGCGCGGTTGTCGGTTGGAGCCTTCAGGTCGTTGAGCTTCTTGCGAGCCGAACGGATAGTGGTTGCGGTGATGTCGGTTCCGCTAGTACCAACCGAGTTGCTGAAAGAGCTGTAAAGGCCGAGCAGGTCGGACTCAATCTGCTCAGCAATCGGGATGATTGCGGCCTCCATGTAACGCTGCATGATGTCCTGGTTAGCCAGGGCGCGAGCGGCGTCCTCAACGATGAACGAAGCTTCCTTGTGCTTGTTCAGCTGAACAGAGGTTGTGGTTGCGGTAGGAACCTGCAGGGTAACTGCAGTGTTAGCAGCCTTGTCGTTAGCGACGAACGCTCCCGGGTAAGGGATGTTTAGGGTGTCGCCAACTTGGAAGGCTGCAATGTCGCTGTCGCGAGTTACAAGCTTAGCCAGAACAACCTTGCTGCGTAGAATCTCAAGAGCGGTGTTCGCCCAAATCTGGGGAACGAACGAAGCCGCCGAGGTGCGTGTGATGTTTGCCATCAGTTATTTTCCTTTGTGAATTACTCTTCGGTAATTCGACCCTCACGAGAAGCAAGGAGAATGTCATCCTTGTTCTTCATGTAAAACTCGAAGTTGCCGATTTCTGAACGTGTGTAGATACGCTGACCAGTCTTCTCGCCGCGAGCTCCCTGACCAACATCGCCAAACTTGGGCGCGGTCTTTGTCGGGAAGGCTGCGAGAATCTCGTCTGCATCGGCTTCAAACTCTTCACGAGTCGAGCCAACAAGGCGCTTTGCCTGAGCGGGAGTGAGACCCTTCTCGTCTGCGACCTCACGTCGCAGCTGCGAGAGTGTGAGCGAGTCGCGCTCGAACTTGAGTGCGTCGCGCTCTTCCTGAAGCTTCTGAAGGTCCGTCTTGTCGCGGTCTTCATACTCCTTCAGCTTTAGACGAAGCGTCTCCGCTTCCTTGTTTGCCTTCTTTAAGGCGTTCTTTACCTCGGCAGGAATCTCCTGCTTGTGGTCGGTGGCGGTGTTTTCCGAAGCGGACGAGGAGTCGATACTCTCGTTCTCGGATGCACTGCCATCAGCGGTAATTTCGTCAGCCATCACGGCCTCACTTTCTTTCTTGGTATCCGCGCCTCACGCAACGGAAATCAAAGGATGTCAAGATGACAACCAAAATCTAGAAGTCTTCCGGCCCGGTAAAGTCATAGTCTTTATCGGTGATGAGAAGACCCATTTCGCCATGCTCGCGAAGCGCAACATCTCCGAAGACGCTTCCGGCGGTGAACGAAACAAAATCGTTCGAGTTCGAGTCTGAACTTGAATCGATTGGCTCGAGAGTGCATCCACAGTTGTTGTGAAGTGGACTAGCATCCTCTGAGTAGCACTTAGCCCCGTCGATTGTTTGACAAAAGTCGCAACATGAGGGGTCAGCTACGCGTTGCCAAGCAACGATGCGGTCGTTTGCTTGACCGTATGCGCGCGTTGCATCTCTTTGACTCATCATCAAATCCATGTCAACGGTTGACGTGAGTCGAGAGGTTGCTTTGGCTAGAGCAGCCGCGAACCCGATTGCTTTGACGCTCGACCAAACGGTTTGAAATGGGCGAGTGTAAACAACATCCGATGAAACTCCGTTGCGAACATTGCCAACGAGAGAGTCAACATCGAGTCCGAGGGGCTTCGTGCCAAGCTTGTGAGACAAGT